CTTTGGCGGCAACTTCGCCAATCGGGATAAGTTGAATCCCTTCCTTCTTACCGCCTGGGGCGTAGTAGAAAAGGTTTTTGAAATTGCCCGCGCCCTTGGCCTTGGTCAGCTGCTCGCGCATCTTGTCCACATCGCCCTGCGATTGGGCCGCATCGGTCAAATACAGGATGAAGCCCGCGTGGCTGCCGTTGTTGTAGTAGCGGCGGCGGAACAGGGTTGCCGATTCATTCAGCATGGCAGACTGAAGGGCGCCAAGGTAAGGGGGAAGTCCATAGATTTCCTGATGAATGTCAGGCTCGCGCAGCTGGAAAAGATCGTTGCGCGGGAATTCATGCGGGCTCTGCAGGTCCGTGACGAAGAAGAAGCGGCCAGCCTCAAGGCCGCGCCGGGTGTACTTGCCCAGCGCGTGCCGCAGTTCCAAAAGCTCGCCCAGCCTGTTGCGGCGCCGCTCCAGATAAGCATTCCCCAGCACCATGTAATCCAGCGCAAAGCCGCTGAACGCCTCCGCACTGAGGACCGGTGAAGGAATGAACGTGCTGGCCAGCACATTGATCTTGAAACGCAGAGCGGATTCGTGGTGCGCCCCCACGCGCAGCAGTCGGGCCAGCGCAGACAGGCTAACGGGTGGTTCGTACCAGTCACCAGACTGCAGGCACTCCGCGTACTCCAGCAGCGCAGAACGCCCGCCGATGACTGGCTCAGGGTCTCCGAGGTCAAACGCAAAGGACTGAGCGGGGGCCGTGGAAATCGGCGCTGGTGGGGGCGCTGCAGCGGTGGTGTGTTGCGCTTGAGCCTGCGCGCGGCGGTTTCGTTTCGTCATGGTCAGTCAGAGATAACAAGGAAGGATTGGCCCTGCGGTGTGGCCAGGTCAGTGCCCGTTTCCAAGGGCTCATGGCTGAGCGCGTTCATAGTCGCCCATGCCAGATCGGAATGGCCGGTTTCTTCGCTTCGCCCGGCTGAATAGGTCACGTTGCGCCCGCTCGCGGTCAGCTCGCGTTTGATGGCCATGAAGCTGGCGGCCAGTTCCTTATTGCCTGCATCAAACTCAAGCCGCCCCGCATTGATGACCTGTTGAGCCTTGAGAATCAGCATGGTTTTGCTTTCAACGCTGTAATTCATGCCGCGCACTGAGGGGAAGAACTTCTGCACCAGCTGGTAGACGCCTTGACCTATGCCCGTTGTGTCAACCGTCATGCCCACCACGTTGTAGCGTTCGGTGGCGGCCTTGATGGCTTTGGCCTGCGCTTCAAAGTCCATCCCCTTGAACTGCTGCGTATGCAACACCCGCAGCGCGCCCCCTGGCGTCTTGGGGACGGCGACAACCACAAGGCCGGCGTTATCGCCTGTATGGCTGGGGTCATAGCCCACCCACACCGGCATGCGCCCATAGGGCCGCTGGCTGAACGGCTTGAAGTCCGTCCACAGTTCCCAACTGTCAACCATGCAAGCCTGCAGCATCGAGAGCGGGAACACTGAAAACGAATCGTCCACAAAACCGCACATGAGCAGGTTTGCAAACTCCGCGTCTGAATACTCCAGCTTCAGTTCTTCAAGGTCGAACAGGTCACAGCCGCCCGCCAGAGCGTCCATGATCGTGACGATGTTGCGCCACACGCGATCCTCACCAGTGAAGCCACCAGCCAGGCGTGCGTGGGTCAAGTCAACGTCAATTTTTGATTTCTTCTTGAGGCGCTGAGCCGACCAGAACGCATAGGCCGCGTGTTGGATGCTGCTGGGCGTGCTGAAGTAAGTCTTGCGCCACTTCTTGTGCATGGCCATGCCGCTGGCCACTTTGTTAAGGCGCTCAAAGTCCTGAGTCCAAAAGAACTCGTCAAAATAGAAGTTGCCGTGGTAGCCCTGGGCCGTGCGTGCGTTGCTGCCGAGAAAGTACAGCGTGGCGCCATTGGCCAAAACGATGGGGTCGCCCTTCAGCTCTACGCCCGTGACTTCATGCACGAATGCACAGATGTACTGTTTGAAGATGTGGGCCTGTGCCTTGCTGGCGGATAGGAAAATCTGATTCCGCCCAGTCTCCAGCGCATCAATCAGCGCCTCGCGGGCAAAGTACCAAGTGGCACCAATCTGGCGGGACTTGAGGATGGCCCGCGTGCGCTGCTGGCTGTTCTGCCACCAGCCAAGCTGGTACTTGAAAAGCGATTCAAGGAAAGCGCTTTTCAGCTGCTCTACCTGTTCCTCAGAAAGATGGTTTTTGCCGCGTGCCTTCTTTGGCGCCGCGTTGCGCGCCTCTATCGCTGGGTTCAGATCGGCTTCGCGCCCCGTGCGTTCGTATTTGCCGATGCGGGCCAGCCGCTCCAGTTGCCGGCCCAACAGGTCAATTTCCTTGAAGTCGCCGCCCGTCTTTACGTCCTTGGCAATCAGCGTTGAAAGCCGCGCTTCCAGTGCGTACTCCACGCGCTGTGCAGCTGGGGTGTCCTGCCACTTCTCCGCCTTGCACCAGCCATGCAGGGTGCCCCGTGGCACCCCCAGGTGTTCCGCGATGTGCGACAGTTTCCAGCCCATCCAAAACAGCGCGCGCGCTTCACGGCGCACGCCTGCGCCACCATCTACAGGGCTAGTTTCTCCGCCTGGTTGAGCGTCCTTGAAGATGGCCTTGGCGCGGCTGGTGATGGCCTTCTGCGCGGCGCTGCCGGTGTTGTGCACGGCACTGACCTTGCGCTTTGGCTTTGCAGCGGTGGCTGGTTTGGTGGCGGCTTTGCTTGTCATGGGCTGCCAGTGTCTGCCGCGCGCGCGCGGAAAGCATCAACGGGAAAATGTGAAATGCGCAGCCACAACGCGCGGTAATTGCGGCCAGGGCAAGGCATGCGGAACATAGGCGGTAGATCAACTCACCGCACGAAAGCCGCACCATGCCATCCAAGTTTTTCCGCGTAGCAACCGAGGGCGCCAGTACCGATGGCCGCGAGATTCAGCGCAGCTGGATTGAGCAGATGGCCAAGAACTTCAACCGCGAAAAGTACGGCGCGCGTGTTTGGCTTGAGCACTACCGGGGCACTGTGCCTGGTGGCGCGTTCGATGCGCTGGGCGACGTGATTTCCGTAGAAGCCCGCACCGTAGAAGACGGCAAGCTGGCGCTGTTCGCCCAGATTGAAGCACTGCCCGCGCTGGTGGCCATGAACAAGGCCAAGCAGAAGATTTACACCTCAATCGAGGTAGACCCCAACTTTGCAAAGACTGGCGAAGCCTATTTGACCGGCCTTGCTGTCACCGATTCGCCCGCAAGCCTGGGAACTGAAGTGCTGAAGTTCGCCGCAGGCAACCCGGACGCCAGCCCATTCAAGGGCAAGAAGCACAGCGAAGGCGCACTGTTCACCGCCGCTGTGGAAACAGAACTGGGACTGGAAGGTGATGCCGAGAGCATCGCCGCCCAGCTCATCAACCGATTCAGCGACATGCTGAAAACCTTGAGCGGCATCGCTGCGCCCAAGCCCACACCAGAAACCTCCGACGCATTTGCTACCAAGACGCTGGAAGTGCTGGGCGCAGCTGATGCCGCCATTCAACAGCAGGCCAAAGAACTGGCCACAGAGAAGGCAGCACGCGAAAAGCTCGCAGGTGAATTCAACACCCTGCAAGCCAATTTCAATGAACTTTCCAAGAAGCTGAGCCAGCAAGACGGCAGCACCACCCAGCGACCAGAAGCCACTGGCAGTGAAGGTGTCGTGCAGGCCGATTGCTGAGACCACAGACGCAGCGAAGCAAAAAAGCTCAATCAGAAACCCAAGGGAAATTCATCATGAAGAACGAAACGCGCAAGCTGTTTACCGCCTACCTTGCCGCGCAGGCAACGCTGAACAACGTAGACCGGGGCGACGTAATGTTTGCCATCGCCCCTTCAGTGCAGCAAACGCTGGAAACCCGCATTCAGGAGAGCAGCGACTTCCTGAACTCCATCAACATCCTGCCAGTGGAACAGCTGGCCGGTGAAAAGATCGGCTTGGGCTCTAACGGCCCCATTGCGAGCCGCACCGATACCGAACAGAACCCGCGTCAGACACGCGATGTGGCAGCGCTGGAGGGTGCGGGCTACCTCTGCGCGCAAACCAACTACGACACGCACATCAAATACGCCACGCTGGATGCCTGGGCCAAGTTCAAAGACTTCCAGCTGCGCCTGTCGCGTGTCATCCAGCGCCAGTGCGCGCTGGATCGCATCATGATCGGCTTCAACGGCACCAGCGTTGCGGCCACCACCAACCGCGCACAAAACCCGCTCCTGCAAGACGTG